TATTTTAAGTGTTACTCCTGACTCAAACCATAATTGATTAAGTAACTTAGATATATGAAAGTAAGAAGATGCTATCTGACGTTTCTTTAAGATAGCAACATGTTTATAATTAAGTTCTGCAAGTAGTTCATACAGAGCCATATGATACTGGGCATCTCTAATTTTTGCAAAGTCAAACTTCTGTTGTTCTTTATCAAAGATTGGTAAAAAGTTTAACCACATATAATAGTCTCTTGTAATAAACCATTTCTTGGTATCTTTTATATAGAAAACTCCTTTTCTACATTTTTCTTTTTGATTGTCCCAATAATTTATAAAGTCTTTAGATCTAAATGGAAATGTACAATATACATTTTGTTCTCTAAACTTTACTGCTTCTTGATTAAAAAGAAAACTTGTATCATCAAATTTATACTTTCCAGGTTCAGAAAATATCTTAGCAATAGAGTTAGAAAATTCTTCTCTAGAATTAAATGATACTGTTGTCCATGTACCATTATCCCAACAGGGTATGTCTTGATATATTTCACTCATAATTAAGAATCATATGCAAGACCCTGACCTCCTCTAACTTTACTAGATTGTTCATCTTGAAGATCTTTGTATACTCCTTTAAATGATGCTCTAATCTGGTCAAAGTTTTTAGCTGCCGCTACTAGTGAATTAATATTACCATCTCTTCCTGCTGTAATTTGTGTAGTCTCCATATATTTAGCTAATCTATCTAACATAGAAGCCATTCCTTTATATGCTCTTGATGTAGGAGTTTCATACATTCTTTGACAGAACTGTAAGGCAATAAAGATATCATCATCTTCTGTAGAAAACTCAGCATTTATTTCTTTTAATATAATACTTTCTTTATCAATCTCAGGTGTATGAAAAAAAGGATTCATATCTGGATTAGGACAAGTCATATAAAAAAGATATAAATATATGTTAAGGTGATCTTCTGGATAGTTATCCATTATATCTTTAAGGGCTTTTAGTGTATAACAATGTTCTGTAGGAATAACCACACCATTCTGAACATCAAATAATCTTACAATCATTTCTTTTTTACTTTATGTTTATTGTCATGCAAATAATGCATAATACTTATTACTTCATCAACTAGATAAGGAACAGCAATTGGAATTACTTCTTTTACTATTGGTTCATTATTATAATTAAGTTTAGCTATTGGATATCCCCATTTATCAACATCTTCTTGTTCAAATGAGATATGATGAATAAATATTCTTCCAGGTTTTAATTTAGGATTATGCTTAAGTATAATATACATATAAATACTTAATTGTAATGCATAGTGATTAAAATTACAATCATCTAAATTATCTAGAGGTGGCGATAGTTTATCTGACTTACCTTCCCAATCTGTATATGATTCTGTTTTAATTTCTTTATTAGTTTTATAATCTATGATATTTACTTTACCATTTACTATCTCTACTAAATCTGATTGTCCACAAATACCAACTGATTTAAGATATACCATATGTTCAGGATATACTCCTAGTTCTAACTTTTGTATAGGTGCATATTTTATGCCATCTTTTTCTGGTAGTGGTGAAAATATTGGAATTGTAAAACCTTCTCTTTCTATAGATGCTAATGCACATAAGTCAGATTCTCTTTGGTTATGATAGTAAGTTCCTAGTGTAGTTGCTCTTGTAGATTCAGCATTCCATATATTTTGAATTTCATCTGGTGATATACCATACCATTTAGATTTTTTATTTTTAGAAACTTTTTCAGCAACTTTTTTAGCATCAAAGGGTTTCTTAAAATGAGAAACAAGAGTTGTCACACTTATCCAGTCTATACCTTCAGTGTTTATACTATCATAACTATGATCTATGGCATTAAATGTAATACTCATAATGCATCAAGTTTATCTTCTTCTTCTTCAGTAATTAGAGCTTCCCATTTTGGTCCTTCTGGATGAGGGCAAGATGAAGATAAAGATCTAGTTTTAAATGTTAAAGAACATCCACATTCATTGCAGCATGGAGCAGTACCTTTTACAGCACATTTTTTTCCTTTAAGTTCACAATTATTACATATATCATATCTTATTCTTGCTACTTCTTCTACAAATTCATCTCTAATAATAGAATTTTTTACTCCTTCTAGAATTTGTTTTTTATTCTTCCACAGAGTTGTTAAAAGGTTTTTCATTTTTATTTTTTATAAAATTTATTTTTTTAAGTTCTTGTTGCTGAATTATTTTATCTAGTTCTATTAATAATTCTAATTTTGTTTCAATACTTTTTTTATTATAATAAGCTGCAAATGTTGATGTATCATGATTTTCAAGTGAATTAGTATATCTTGGTATTGCATTTCTAACAAGTTTAGTTCTTATAATAAAATGTCCTAATCCTTCAATATTAATTCTTGGAAAAACTAAATCACTAAGATTTTGTCTTACTTCTTTATAATAAAAAGAAATTAAATCTTCAACAAGTGTTTCACTAATGTTTAATTCTTCTGCAACAGGTTTGTATAATATGTTATACTTCTTCGGAATCATTATCTAAAAATTTATAATCTAATAATATTTTACCTTGAGTTTGTATTTTTAAACTTGGGTTTAACATTATAAGTTTTTTATTACTATCATCTTTTATTATAAGATTATTTTTTTCTGATTTATTTAAAGAATTTCTTACTGTTTGAGAAGACTTAAATATTTTTTCATCTTCTGCAGAAGCATCATAACAAAAATGAGTAAGTTCTATTGGTTGGTTAAAACTTAATAGAGTAAGACAATTGAGATCAGAATCACTCATTGTTATATGATTAACATAACAATGAGTTAAAATCTGAAACTTAACAATGTCCCACTTGGGCATTTTTACACGTTTCTGTACCTGGTTAACTAAAGCCATGATTACTTTTTCTTTAATGTTCTTTTAGTAGGTTCAGTAGTTTCTTCTTCTGGTCCTTCTTGCATTTCTGATGCTAACATAGCATACTGCATTTGAATATTAGTTCTTTTAAATCTTATTTCATCTATACTAGTTAGTAAACTTTCATATTTTAATTGAGCTTCTAAATAAGGTAAAGATTCAGTATAAAAAGAAAGCATTTGTTCCTTACGTTCTGTTAACTGTTCAGGAGTTAACTCTTGTTCTTGTTCTTGTTGATTTACATTTTCCATTGTTTATATTTTTAAAGTTTAAACAAATATACTATAAAAGTTTAAATAAAAAATATTTAAATAAAAAAAATCCAGATAAATTAAATTACCTGGATTATTATAGCTTAAATAAGAGTTTTATTTTTTAGTTTTAATAATCCCTCCTTTTTCTTGTTTTTTCTTAAGCATATTACTTACAGTTTTATTTGTAAGTTCTGCAATACCTAAACCAACTGCACCTGCCCCTGCTACTATTTTAGCTCCAAGACCTAATTTTTCTTCATTACTTCTAACTCTAAATGTTTTAGTTTTTCCACATTTAGGTCTTCTTCTACGTTTTGGCCAACCATCTACCATAACAGTCTCTATACAAGGGTCATCTGATGATCCTCCTGTTTCATAACTTTTCATAGATCTAATAATCTGATTTTTACTATCTTTCATAATTATCTATTTTTAATTGTCCAATTTAATATTGTTAGCATGTAAAATTCTCTAGAGATATCTATTTCTAAAGTAAATACATCTACTGAAGATAATCTAAATCTTATAGATATCTTATCCCATTGTTTTGTTGCTGATTTCCAGCTGTTTCTAAATTTCATAATTGTTTATTTAAATGGTAAATACTTAGTTGCTCCTCCAGCTTTTACTGCTTTAAGGATTTGTTTTCTTTGTTTACCTGTAGACTCATAAGATACATGAACCCAATCAGGATTTGCATCTGTTCCAAATTCCCAGATCATTTGATCAAAGTTTAAATTTTCTTTAATAAAATCAAAGATTTGTTTATTAGTAATACTTGTACCATCCATGTCAATATCAATTGCTTCACCCTGGCAATGTTGTGATGACAAACTTCCCCCTACTGCAGTATTTAAGGCTTTGCTTCTGTAGCCAGATGAAATATGAATAGGAACTCCAAAGTGTTCTCTAATTGGTTGGAATACATTCTCAGCTAACTTCTTAAAGTTCTCAATGTGTTCAGGAGTTGGCATATTGCTA